AACGTGTGTAAACAATTCTGAAATCTTTACATATTTCCAGTTGCCAACATTATCATAAATTTTTAAAGTAGTATCTTTACATACACTATCACCAAATATTACATCTTTTCCTTGAGATTTTGCTATGTCTTGTAGAAACTGATTTAGATCACGGCCTGTTCGTGTGACAAATTCTGCTATCTCTCTATTATATAATCTGAATGATCTGAGTCCCATGACTCCATAATATGAATTATTGATATATTTAACGGCATTTTGCTGGTTTTCCAAGTTGATATCGTCTGGTTTTTCTTTACACTGGCGTCGTAGATCTTCTCGTAGTGCTAATGTTTTTTCTAGAGTTTTAACCACCAAACCGTCTTTGTCTGGTGATTTTTGGAATCCTATCATGATATTTGGATATAAACTTGCTAAATCAAATGTTGCCATATATTCGCTTATACCTGGTTTTGGTTCAATGACCGTTGCACCTTGAAATTTAGTTTCGTCATCAGATGATCCAATAAACTTTTGTTTGGTAGGCATTACAGTGAGTCCTTCGTGCATAAGAAGCATTTCAATGACCTTACTATTGTATAGAACATCATTTAATTTACATCCGGTTAATTTACGAAGGTTTTCAAAGAATGTAAATAATCCCATGCGCCGATCTATTATTTCGAGGGCTATAACATCATTTTTACAGTAGTCGATGAATTCTGTCCATCGTTCTCCATCGAAGATCTTTTGCATGATTGGCCCCAAGTCATCATATTCAAATGCTTCATCACCAAACAGATCTTCATCTGATATAATAGACTTAAGACCATATGATTCACGTTGTGCTCGCGCAGATGTTATTTTTTTGAATGCTTCAAGCATATCAAGTGTTGAACGTCCTATGATACGTAGATTAAATGATCCGGTTTCGGGGTCATATTCACATCGTGGTGTACCATATCGTGCCAGATTACTAATATCTACATGTAGTTTCCATGATCGCCGTATAATATATGGTAAATCGTATGAACTACTTGACCACCCGGTTATGATATCTGGATTCACCCGTTTGAGGTAATCCATGAACGTTTGATACAAATCATGTTCAGTAGTAAGAGCTATATGTGTTGGATCGTCTGTTTGCGGCACCCCATTTGTGAATACCATTATAGTATTGGTGTAATTATCAAGTGTTTGAATACTGACTATTGGATAATCTGCATCGAGTGGATTTGGAAATACACCTTGTGGGGATAGCACTTCAATATCAAAATATACAATACGTGGTACTAAAATATCTTCTTTTTCGATTGGTTTTATCTTTTCACCTGTATAATTATAAGCATATCTGATATGATTATCTACGAGAAATCGTTTGTCAAATAGAAAATCTGCCATGTCAGTAAAACTGAATAGATCACGTACTTTTGGCACATCTGATGGTATTTTAGTATACACTTTTCTAACTGGTCTATCAAGTGCATCTTTTATAATTTCATCATGATACTCAGTTATTCTATCATGGTATGGTTCTTCATTATAAGGGGCATAAAAATACGGTCTAAATCCTTTTATGACATGCGTCTCGAGTTTTTTCGGATTTGATATACTTCTACCCCATAAAATGATTTCTGGTTTTCCATAGTCCAGTTGATAAAATGATTCCATCAAAACGAAATTCATCATTATAATATTGGACTTGATAATATATATAATTTATGGAACGATGAAAAAAGCAATATAACACTTAAATACTGTATACGTCAACAACCAACCACTAAAGTAGTGGGCTTCCTGCTGCAATTTATCGTGAAAAATGATATTGGGGAGTTTGATAATAGCAGGGGTGTTAATTATCAATGTCTTCCCAAAGAGATACATAATCAGTAAGCTTTGTTTGTACAGAATCAGATTCATCATGTGATACCATAATACAACACCTTTTCATTACTTTTTAGAAACAAGTTCAATTACAATTACAAGGAAAATCACTAATGTCGGAAACCACAACATATACGTTTCAAGGTTCAGGGCCAACGCCTTGTTCAGTATAAATAATGCAGATTGCATCAATACAAATACCGCAATGTTGTATGCTCCTGAAGATGAATATGTATGATTTACCCATACATATTTTGCATCTAATTCAGCATCTGATACATTTATACCTTTCATTTATTCATTAGCACCTGATTCTGTGGTATCTTCTTCGCCAAAAAATGCTACTCTCAGATCATCAAGTTTCTTCAGGACATCATTGAACCCTTCATCACCCAATGCCTGCAGACCATTAATAGAAGACAGTCTGATAATTTCAGCGTCTTTAATTTTGTTCAAATCATTTGCACTAGATGATTTCATAAGATGTGCAAATCCAATAGATGCAAGATAGTATATTCCATGGATTTCATTTTCTGTAAAGTCGTATGCTGTCATTACCTAACCTATATCTTTTTACTACGTTATTAATTTATCTATAAACAATATATATTAAAGAATGAATGATATATAATCATATATTCTCAATTTTATGTTTATTAATTAAGTTACACATCTTTCTGCGATTGCTGTACTAATACAACATGCAATAATGGTAACAACTGCTGTACCATAATCATATGTTTGGTTGAATCCCATTGTATAGATCCCAAGTCCTATACCCATGATCACCATAAATGCAATAATCTCAACTATGAATTGTTTCGTTGTATATAGTATGTTCATAAAGATATACATCCTATGTATTTGTTCATACACTGTACACGAGTATGCCATCATAGAAGTAATTACATGCCTTTCGCATGGTTAATGTTATTACTTCATCTGATTGCATAACAAGATTGGACCTACAATTATTTATAATATTGTATGAAAGTGTCATATCAGATACATTTTTTATATACTGAATAAGGGATGAATTTGTTATACCTACTTCATCTGGAAAAATGTATATTATCTGATTATTATGGTATGCACCAACCAATTGATATGGTGAAATGTATGTATAAATGTTTTGATAACCTATTTTATATAATGAATTTACTGAGCACGTGTGAATACATCGTACTGTATCAGTTTTAATTTCATTGTTGCGTATGCATAAAATAGAAGTATTCAACGGAATTTCATATATTGGAACAGATTCAATAGTATTATCAAATGAAAAGTCTGATGTATATACATTCATTGGAATGAACATGTGTTTATGAAGGTATAAATAAATAGTGATGATAAAATAACATTATTCATTACGGGACTTTGCTCAATAAAGCCCACTGATTTATCTGTGGGATGAATTGAGCAGGTAGAGAAAGATTTAAATATTAAGTAGATCAACAATAATGTGCAATGTCACTTAAAGCATACAAGTTCAGAATATATCCTACCAAGGCACAAGAGACTGTGTTAGAACAGACTCTTGAAACTTGTCGTAGAGTATATAACAAAACTTTGGCTTTAAGAAAAGATGAGTATGAAGCAACAAAAACTTCTATTTCTCTATTTGAGACTAATCGACAACTAACTCAATGGAAGAAGGAAGACCCAATCTATCTGAAGAAGGTACATTCTCAGGTATTGCAGAATGTTCAAGTCCGAGTGGATCTGGCATTCCAAGGATTCTTCCGAAGAGTGAAGATCGATCCATCCAATGCAGGGTATCCTAGATTCAAAGCGCGAGGTAGGTATGATTCTATCACTTACCCACAACCCGGATCAGCATTCAAGTTAAGATCGGGATTTGTTGAACTCTCAAAAATTGGTAAAGTTAAGATCCAGCAACACAGAGATATCGAAGGAACACCTAAAACCTGTACAGTGTCAAAAACTACTACAGGTAAATGGTTTGTATCCTTTGCTTGTGAGATTGAATCTAAACCTAAACCCGAACGAGAGTTTAAAGCAGTAGGGATTGATTTAGGTGTTAAAACTCTATGTGCTTTATCAAATGGAGAAGAGATTGACCCCCCTAAATTCTATGCTAAAGAAGAAAAGAACCTTGCTAAAGCACAGCGTAAGTTAAGTGCTGCTGAAAAAGGCTCGAAACTGAGAAAGAAGTGTAAGAAAGTAGTTGCTCATATTCATGAACGCATATCCAATAAACGCAAAGATTTCTGTGAGAAGTTAAGTCTATCCTTGGTTCAAACCTACTCTTTTATTGCATTCGAAGATCTGAGGATAGATGAAATGGTTCAGAAATCTGATTGTTATGTTGAGAAACAGATTATGGATGCTGCATGGAACCAATTAACAACCAGAACGATGCACAAAGCGGAAGAGGCTGGTGCAACCGTTGTCTTTGTTAATCCATACAATACATCACAGAACTGTTCTCAATGTGGGACATTAGTACCAAAAAATAGGAATGAAACGGTACATGACTGTCCTGCTTGCGGTCTTTCCATAGGGAGGGATCACAACGCTGCAATCAATATACTCAGACTGGGGCTGCAGTCTGTGGGTTCAATCCCTAGAAGCCCATGTCTTTAGACATGGGAGCAGTCACATGGCATTCCAATTCCATATAGCAATAGTTCTTCATCAGTGCATATTTGACAATTAATACGGAATTTTGGTGTACATCGTGGTTTAAATTCTGTATCACTACGTATTTTATCTAATAATTTTAATATAGTTGATGGCCGTGATGGTAAAAATGATGCAGTTTCTTTGAGACGCGGATTAATCACTTTAAACTTAAAATTATAATTAAAGTTTTCATTATTTTCGAGAAGTAAATTATAGAATCCAAATTCGAATTGGAGAGATTGTTTATTAATTGATTTGCCAGTTTTATACTCGATAATCATTAATGTATCTTCATCTAACTTATCCATTCTATCGATGATACCACGTATCTGATACTCGTGATTAAGAACTTTATATTCAAGAGCCATTGGTTGTCTATACACTGGTTCTATAGTATTGTATCTTGATATTTCTCCGTTTATGAACCATTCAAGCATTTCACGTTCTTGATCAGTGTATTCAGGATGAATAAATGATGTCCATGTTTTTGTTGGATATCGATGACACACCTGCATAAATGTTTCTGCAAATTCATGAAATCGTGATCCAAGTGTCATTGCATAATTTGGTGGTGAAATATATGATCTATCAATATACATTTTTTTGTATTGAACCGGACAGAACTTATATGAATTACATCTTGACTTACTAAAATAATGAGAATGAGCATTCCATTCATCATCAGAAATAATATACATCATTATATATTTGAAATGAATGTAAATTAATGTTGTGCTAAAATAAATAATAAAAATATAAACAATAAAAAGAAAAGGAAGGGTGTCGATAGAGGGGAACCTTGGTTCCAATCTTTCATTTTATATTAAACTTGCCATTATAACATCTCTAAATCGCTTATTAGTTACATTATATATACCATCTGGATATAGTGTTGGAATCTTTGATCCTTCTACTTTTGCATAGAATGATTTCTTTCCATTTTCAAACTTAGATTCTGCATGAATTACAATATCTGTCTCTTCCATAACAGATCCAATCCATTTTGGCACGTCTTTTTTCATAACAACGCCACCATCGTCAATAACTTCATCCTTTTGTGAATACATTGTATATATAAGACCTTTTGAAGCGATTTCAATGGACTTCATATGGATATCATCGATGTACTGACGACGTTCACGCCAAAGTGATCTATTTGCTATACCTTGATATGGACCAAGATTATTATGACTTCTCATAACAAGTTCCATAATACTTGACATAACTTCAGTACCATCGAACATTATCCAGTCAGGCGCAAATTTTAACTTTGCCTGTGCAAGCATTGATAAAATGAATGCATGAGTTTTTTGTGATGATTCAAGAAGTTTTTTATCGCTGGATTTATCAAGATACTTAATAGCATTTATAACCTTTATATGGAGATTACCATCCATAATATAATCAGCATCCTTCGGACGTGTAGATTTATTATCAAATGAAAATACCAGAATTTTGTCTCCTTTATATGGTATACCATATGAAATAGTGGTTTTTCCATCATTTTT